GTCGGAGAAGACATTGGGAGTGTTTTGGAACTCGAAGACAGTGGGAGCGAAGACGACGACGAACAGGTGGAGACCGTGGACGATTGCGAACACGAGTTCACCAGGTACGAGGGGGGAGACCCCCTTTTCCAGGCCATGAACGCCGCCTACGACGCGTGGAGCACGTGGGAGCCGACAATTCCCGTGGAAATAATGTTAAAAAATGCTATAGATGGTGGAGGAGGAGGTGGAGGGTTGGGATTCTAGCGACTCTTTCAAACCAATCTTAGATGACGACGACTCTTCCTCATCATCGGACGACGAAGAAGATGAAGACATCGTCCCCATCCCCAGGGGGATGGAAGGTGGTGTTGTAAAATATAAAAAAATCATACACGAAGAAGAACTCTTACCAGAATAATTTTTTTTCTACACACATATTAACAAACACACTCACACGATGGCTGCCATCATTGCGAACGAAGAAATGCCGCCGGCTGTCGCCCGACCGAAGCCGGTCGCCGCCCCGGCCCCGGCCACGGGCTCGGAAACCACGCGCATCACCGAACGAGTGACCGCGGGCCTCGAGATGGTTTCGAAGCAGCTCGAATCCCAGTCCCTCAACGCTCTCTCCAGCGGCTTCTTCTTTGCGGCCGCCCTCGCGTGGATGGACGTCTCCCGCTCCGTCATCGGTCAGTTCATCAAGGGCAACAAGAACGGTGTTTTGCCGATGACCTTGACGGCGTTGGCCACCACCTTGTTGAGCATCTTGGTGTTCCTCATCATCACCTCCATCAGCCCGAAGATCGAGCGACCGCCGATGCCGGTGTACGCGGTCGTCGGCCGATAGACAGCATCAATAGAATGCCAACTAAAACAATGAATCCAATGGGAACCCATTTATACAGGTCGACGACTTCACTCTCGCCCCGTATTTGTGGAACAACTACTTCCTCCTCAGCCGGGGGCACGAGCACCCTCGGGAGGTGCTCCAGTCGGTCCGTGGAACACGTCAGTTTAAACTTCAGGGAGTGCTCTCTGTTTCTAAAGTCGTAGGGCACCAGGCGTCCCTGGGACATGTAGAAGAAATCCACGCGGAGGGTGTCCATGACCTTCTGTGGTCCAGAGTGGAACTCGTGCACGATGGGGTCGTCGGCACTGGTGAAATCGATGTACTCCGCACCCACGCCCTGTGCGTGCATCTTCCCCGTGTAGAAGGGGGTGCCAGCGTACACGTCTTTCGTGAATTCGTGGGAACCCACGGAGAGACGCACGTACAGCGCCGTGGGCCCCGAGAGGTCCACGGAACCAGACGAGAGCTCGTAGTTCACGTTCGAGGACGCGTCCGTGGCGGTGAAACCCAGGACCTGGTGGGGTGTGGTGAGGTCCGTGACGTTGCTCTCGAACCCATTCGTTCCCGTACCGAACGCGAAAGTGAACTCACTCGTGCCCGCGGCGTTCGCAAAGTACAGGGAATCGGTGGTCTCTACGTAACTGACGGTATCCACGTTCGACGTCGGTGGGGCCAGGACACTCTGTAATGTCTCGGCGAGCACGGTGGCGTTGGCGTAGTCTCTCACGGGGAGGGACACGTCCACGTCATCAACGGTGAAGGTTTTGTTGGTGTCATCGATGAGGTGTCGAGACAGCGGTACGCGCGCAGACACGAGTTCGATGCGTTCGACGTCGTACACGGGGTTTTCCAGTGCGATGACATAGCTGTTGGCGTAGGCGTGGACCGAGGGGTCGCGCTGACTACTGTCAACATCTAAGGTGTAGACCTTCATTAAAATTAAGGCACATAATTTTAATGAGTGTTTTTTATCATCATCACGTATTAATTAACAGAAGCTCTGGGCGAATGGGTTATTGGCCAGCTGTCGTTTCGTGCTATTTAAACTCTCCGTGGTGGCGTACGGGTTGGCCTGGCCCTTGTACGGGTTCAGCTTGTGGTAGTCTGCGTTCTTGTACTGCTGCATCCATCCACCGGACATCGGGTTCACGCGACCATCGACTCTGGTCGTGTCCGAACGCACACTCGTCAACTTTCCACCTTGTTTCAAGGCGCTCTCTCGCACGTTCATGCGACCCGGGTTGCCCATGCGGTTGGCCTGACCACGCTTATCTTCCGGTCTGAACCCAAGCTCCATGAGGGTCTTGTTGTCCCTGGCCTGCGCCGCCTTCACGGCCGCGGAGTTCACGTAGGCCCCGTGGAAGCTGTGAATGCCCGGCTGCACCCGGTCGTTGAACTGGAACTGCGCGCCAGTGAGGTCGCTCTTGTTCCTGGTGGGTTCCTGGGCGATGGTCATGGCCGACGTGAACCTCTTCGGAGCGGAGACTTCCAAACCATCGGTGCGAAGACCCGTCTCCGACCTGTTCGTCGTGCGCTTCGTGCGTTCGTGTTCCTGTCTCGGGGTGATGGCGCTCATGCCTTGGGCCCGACCACGCGCGGTCGGGAGACGCTCGAAGAGCTCCGTCGTGCGTTCCGGACGGTTCTTCGCCACCTCACCGACGAGACCGCGGCGTCCACCCATCGTGTCCGAGCCATGGTTGGTGCGTCCGGGGAGTTGCGTGAGCTTGTATTCACCCACGTTCGTCGGCATGACCCGGTACTGCTGCTGGAAACCACCGGCCGCGGGAACCTCGGGGGCCAAACCCAAACCAGGGCCGACCATTTGCTTTTCGATTGGGGACAGGTTGTTCATCTTCCCCTGGTCGTAGAGACGATTGCGCATGTCCAGGATTTCACCACCTGACGTCCTTCTCTGCGGCGCGATGTCTCCAAAGCTGGGCACCTCCACTTTGCTTTCGTTGTACGGGATGAAATCGTCATCATCGTCCACCTCATCTTCGACCACCACGGGCGTCGGTGCCGGGGTCGGTGCCGGCGTCGGTGTCGGCGAGGGTGCGCTCAACACTTTCCCGGCGTACACCAAAGCGGCGACGGCTGCGATTGAAATGGGGTCTGCCATTCTTACTGATTACTAATATTTTTTATTTCTTGCTTCCGTATCGCTGCTGGAACAATTCGTTTTGAGCTTCCGCGCGCGTGCTGCTCGGCTCGAAAGCCATCGTGCGCACTGGAAGTTTGCACGCCATGTCGTTCAACGGGTAGAGGTTTCTCTCGTACGTGCGCACGAGGGGTTTGTTAAAGCGAGACGTGCTCTGAGGACGCAAGCGGTCGGACGTGTCGATGTACTCCGCCGGAGACCCCTTGCCCGCCATGAGCGGGGCGGTGCCGTAGAGCATGGTGTTCGGTCGACCCTCGTAGACGGTGTTCAAGGTGCTCGGCTGAGGGTACACAAAGACGTCGTCCGTGGCGCGTCGCATCGGGAGGGCACCCTTGTTGTCGACGATGGTGAGACCTGGTTGAAGCTGATAAGCCATTATTAATGTTAGTGGAGATTTTTTAATTATCGTCGTCGGTCTCCATCGGAATCAATTCCAGCGAACGCCTCGAGTTGCACCCCACGCGCGTTCGGCTCGCACGCGTACATGTCCCCAGCCTTGCACATGGAACCCAACTTCGGCCCGTAGAGCCACTCCGCATAGGCCGTCTGGTCTCCTGGGATTTCAGTCACGGGCATGGACACGAACTGTCGTTCCGCCGCGCGGCGTCGGTACTCCGGATGCGCCGTTCGCGAACGCCCGCTGTCGTAGCGAGAAGCACTCTGCGGGTACTTGACACTGCCGAACATGCACGCCGACGTGCGGACGGGGTTGTCTGTGTAATCGGTCATGAGCACGTTAGCCATGGGGTTGTCCTTCGTGGGCAACTGGCACCCCTCCGGGCGCGGGCTGTTCCCAGTCTTGACCATGTTCGAGCGGTACATGACCACGAGGACACCGAGGACGGTGGCGCCGAGGACGAAAATGCGCGGGTCGCGTCGAATGAGGTAGATGATGCACGTGGCGTAGATGATGAATCGAGACGTCGCGTTCACGCGTTCGGCTGGGGACTGATCGTTCGTGGGCCAAAATTTTAAAACCGCGTCGGAACGAATGAGCTCTTTGAAATCTTCAAACCAGGGTTTCATTTAATATAACAAGAGGTTTATTTTTTCAACAGACCGCCTAACATGTTCATGAGGGCGCCCTGGTCGATGCCACCGCCACCGCCTTCACCAGCCTGCATCTTCGTCGCACAGTCTTGCGCCAGGCCCTCGATGGCCTTCAGCGTGTCGGCGGGGATGCTCGTGATCGTCACGCCCAACATGTACAGGGTTTGCAGGTACTGAAAGATGGCGCCGCGCGTGCCCTCACTCGCACTGGCCCAGTTCGCCTTCATGTTCAGTTCCTTCAAGAAACCGATGTCCTCGTCGAGGAGGGTTTCGTCTCTCGCGGTGATGCGCTCGGCGTAGGGGCCGATGCCCGCCATGTACGTCTCAACAATCTTTCGTGGGTTACTCTTTCGGAGCAGGTCGAACGAGGTTTCAAACTTCTTGATGCCCTTCTCTTCTGGGAACGCCTTTCCCAATTCACCAAGGAAATTTGCCATCATTTCGTTAAACGCCGAAACAGAAGCCATCCTGTCTCTGTGTCTGTGTAATTATACGATAAAATCTTTAAGCGAAATTAAAATGGGTCCGTGGAAATGGTCTCGCGTTGACCGAGACCGTTGGACACGATGAAATAAATGAGAATCGCGTTGAGCGCCGCCGGCTTCGTGTACTGCGCCAGTTGCAGCTTGCCTTCGTTGTTCAGCTGCGCCTTGAGGTGAATGTATCCCGCCGTGATGCCCGCGCCGATGAGTGCGGCACTGAACGGGTCTCGTAGGTAGTCACTGAGTTCCATACATTAGACAGAGGTTTTCTTTTTTATCATCGTCGACGGTCGGGGGCATCACCGAAGAGGACGCCGTCCTCCTCCTCCTCCTCCTGAGCGGGGACGTCGGGGATGGTTTTAAACTCGTTTTCCAGACCCACCGGTGGGGTCTCTACCTCCGGCTCCGGCTCCGGCACCGTCTCCGGCTCCGGCTCCGGCTCTGGCTCCACCACGGGCTCCTCGACCACAGGCTCCGGCTCAGGCATCGGTTCGTCGTCGTACACCTCCTCTGGGTCTTCGAGGTCCGCGCCCTCGTCCCCGAGTTCGATGTTCTTGTTGGCGTCTTGGGAGGTCATGTAGGTCTGAAGGATTTGTTGCACGGGAATGAGTTCCTTGACGGTGTTCTCGATGCACACACTCATGCGCGCGGTGAGCGTTTCGTCCCTCGTGTATTCACTCTGTTCCTCGTGGTACACGTACGGGTCCTTGTAGAGGTCTTTGGCGATGTTGTTGTAGCACGTCTGAATGAACACCTCCGTCGCCGGGAGTTTCAAACTGATTTTCTGACCGTTGCTGTTGAGACGCACCGAGCTGAGAATCTTCGTGCACGCGACGAACACCGCGGCGAGGAGGTCGCTGAACCACGCACACCGGTTGGCGATGTTGTCGCTGTGCTGCTTGGACATGGCGTTGGACCAGTTAGGCACCTCCTTGAGTAGTTTTTGAAACTGGATGAGCACCTTCTTCCCCTTGCACATCGCGACGGACTCCTTGTACATGTTTTCAAACGTCTCGATCATGGCAGGCACCATGATGATGCACAACTGACCGAGGTATTCCTTCTTCGCTTCGACGAGCACGTCCATATTACATTGGGCTGAAATAATTTTACCCCGCCTTGTACGCACTCGCCGCTTTTTTCAAATTCATCAAGGTCGGGAACTCCACTGGGAGTTCCACCTCTTTCTCCTGTTGCTGCCGCTGTTGCTGCTGCCTTCCAGATTTGGGTTTGGGGCGCCACGACACGAACACGTCCACCTCACCCACGTGTTGCGCCTCGAACCCACTGCGCGCGAACTGCCTGACCAAGTACCGCGCCGCGGCCTCGCGGTCGAACTTCGGATACCCTATGACGTAGGAGGGCACGCGAAGGAAGATGTACTTGTCCCGTCCGAGCTCCACCTGTTGACGAATCTTTCGCTCGAACTGCTCGTAAATGCGTGTATATATCTCTTTGCGTATCTCTTTGCGTTTCACATCGAGTTTCCGCACCTCATTGATGTCTATCGGCATCTAAAATTTATCGAAGGTTTTCTTTCGCCGCATCTAACTCACCCACCGTGGGCGTCGACTTCTCCTTGACGAGCTCAAAGTCCAAGAACTCCTTGGCCACGTCCTGCACGTACGGTCTGACGTCCGAGGGCGGGTCCACGTTCAGCGGTTGCGTGCGCAAAGAGAGCACCTTGACGTCGTCGCCTCGCACGGAGAGGGTGGACACCACGGAGAAGCCGTAGGCGAAACCCTTGGTGCGGGCGCACATGAACATGCACTTGTACACGTCCGGACTGCCATCCTTCACGAA